GTTTTCATTTTTTATACGCAAAATTAAAACTAAATCGTGTGGGTATAGTTATACCAAACTAAAACCAGTTTAAGTTCAGTTAATGAGAGGGAGGAAAAAAATACCAACAAAAGTAAAGGAGCTAAAAGGCACACTAGAGAAATCCAGGTTAGTGGGAAATGAAATGGAGACATCTCAAGTTGTTAGTATGCCTTCAGCTCCCTCCTTTCTCAATAAACAAGGTGCAGATGAATGGGACTTAGTTACTAACGAACTAGCAAATATTAAGATGTTACACTTGACTGACTTATCAATCTTAGCAGCCTATTGTAATGAGATTGGTATTTATAGAGAGATAGCTCAAGAGTTACAAGGCAACTTTACAGAGCAGACCGTTGATAGAGATGGTAGGTTAAGGTCTAGTAAGATTGCACCAAAGTACAAGGTAATGCAAAACGCTTTACAGAATGCTATGAAAATTGCTACGCAATTTGGATTTACTCCTAGCAGCAGAGCATCCCTTAGTATGCCAGAACAAGATGAGGAAAGGACTGACGATTTTAATTTTTTTGATTGATGAAACTTAAAGAGGACAAGACTTTTTACTTTGATGATAAGGCATCAGATAGGGTTGTTTATTTTATTGAGAATCACATCAAGCATATCAAAGGAGAGTTAGGAGGTCAGCCATTTAAGTTAGAGCCATTTCAGAAAACAATAGTAAGAGATTTATTTGGTTGGAAATATAGAGATAGTGGGCTAAGAAGATTTAGAACTGCTTACATTTGTTTGCCAAGAAAGAACGGAAAGTCTACTCTTATAAGTGCAATAGCTTTGTATATGTTACTAGCCGACAACGAGCCTTCGGCTGAGTGTTATATTGCTGCTGGAGATAGACAACAAGCTGGTATTATATTTGACGTTGCTAGTGGAATGGTAAGAGCAGACAATCAACTAAACAAAAATCTCAAAGTATTTAAGAACTCTATTATCCACGAGAAAAGCAACTCAGCATTTAAAGCTATTAGTTCTGAGGCTAGTTCTAAGTTTGGATATAACGCTAGTTTTATTTGTATGGATGAGTTCTTTGTCCAAAAAGATTCTAGCCTATGGGATGCCTTGACTACTTCGGTAGGTAGTAGGAGACAACCAATGACAATAGCAATTACTACTGCTGGTTATAATCGTGAGTCGATATGTTATAAGACAGAGGAGTATGGTCGTAAAATATCAGAGGGGATTATTAAAGACTCTAGTTTTTACTATGTTAAATACGCTTGTGATTTAGAAACAGATTGGACAAGTGAGGAGGCTTTAAAGATTGCTAATCCTGGTCTTGATAGTGGAGTAGTTAAATTAGACTATCTCAAAAGAGAACAAGAGAAAGCTATCAAGTTACCAAGCTATGAGAATACTTTTAGAATGTTACATCTTAATCAATGGATGTCATCAGCTAGTAAATGGCTATCAGACCAGCAATGGATGGAATGCAATAAAGCTCCAATACACTTAGAAGATTACAAAGGAATGACAGCTTACGCTGGACTTGACTTAGCGAGTGTTAGAGATATATCAGCTTTTGTCTTAATCATTCCAGAGGATGATAGGTTTACGGTAATCCCTTACTTCTTTGCTCCTAAAGAAAATGCTTTTATTCGTTCAAGACGAGACCAAGTAGACTACATAGGTTGGGAGAAAGAAGGATTGATGGAACTAACAGAGGGCGATGTCACAGACTACAACTACATAAAACGTAGAATAAAAGAAGTTGCTGAGGTTGTAAACATAAAGTCTATTGCCTACGATAGATGGAACTCTAGCCAATTAGTGATTGACTTGACAGAGGATGGATTGCCTATGGAAAGCTATGGGCAAGGATTTGCGTCAATGAGCGCTCCTTCAAAAATGTTGGAGGCTTTAGTTTTAGGCAAACAGATAAACCACGCTGGTAACAAAGTACTTCGTTGGATGTGTTCTAACTTAGCTATGAAAACAGACCCAGCTGGTAATATTAAAATGGACAAGAGTAAGTCAAGCGAAAAGATTGATGGAATGGTTGCTCTTGTTATGGCTCTAGGATGTTATATGAATGATGATTCTAGCGACACTTCTACCTATGATGATAGAGGTATTGTATGGATTTGACTTTTGCGATTTCTCTTATCTTTGTAATGTAATTACAGATTTATGGGACTATTTGACTTCTTGCGTTCTGAGAAGAGGGGCGATAATTTTTTAAAGGCAGTTTTTGGTGGTTATGGTGCAGCCAACAGAACAGCAGTAACTAGAGATACATCTTTAACATTTAGCGCAGTCTTTGCGTGTGTTAGAGTTATTAGTGAATCAATAGCTAGTCTACCTATAAAAGTTTACAGAGTCGAGGAGGATGACGATAAGATTACTGACGTTAGCCATCCAATCTACCGACTACTAGCTCGTAATCCTAACGAGTATATGACACCATACACATTCCTAGACACTTTAATGACCAACTTATTGCTAGAGGGGAATGCGTATTTTTATATTGAGAGAGATGGTAACGCAAGACCAATCTCACTAATTCCTATTAACCCAGAAGATGTCAAAGTAATAAAGCACGATGGTCAAATATATTACGACATTAAAGACTATGAGATAGGAATTATGAAAGAGGATATGCTACACTTTTTCAACTTATCGTTTAACGGTTGTGAGGGAGTTAGCGTATTAAAAGCACAGAACACTACAATAGCAACGTCAATAGCTGCTAATGATACTGCTAATAGTTATTTAGGAAACTCTGCTCAAGTTGGTGGAGTTATCAAACATCCAGGCAAACTAAGCAAGGAAGCAGTTGAGAGATTAAAGAACTCTTGGAATCAGAATTATAGTGGAACATTTGTAGCTGGTAAAACTGCTATTCTTGAAGAGGGTATGACATTTGAGCAAACAAATATTGATGCTAACAAGTATCAGCTTTTAGAAACTCGTAGATTTCAGATTGAGGAAATAGCTAGAATATTTAAAGTGCCATTATCTTTGATTGGTCATTTAGAGAAAGCTGCTAACTATTCATCTATTGAGGCTTTAAGTATTGACTTTGTAAGATTTACGTTAATGCCTTATATGGTAATGGTAGAGCAAGAGCTTAACAGAAAGCTATTTAGAGAAACAGAGTTTGGCTCATTTACTATTAAGCTAGATGCTAATGCTTTACTTAGAGGAGATAGTGCTTCTCGTGCAAGTTATTACAGAGAGATGGCTTCTATTGGTGCTTTGTCTATTAATGAGATTAGACGTATGGAGGACTTGAATAGAGTAGGTCCAGAGGGCGACCAATTATTTATGCCATTGAATTTTGCTCCAGTTGGAGATATAGAAGAGGAGGACAAAGAATAGATGCCGATACCTACTAAAAATATAGATGAAACTAACGAGGAGTTCATTGAAAGATGTATGTCTGATGAATTTATGAAAGAGTATGACGACAACGACCAACGTCTAGCTGTATGTTATGCTCAACTAGAAGATGAAGAGGACAGAGCTTTAGAGGACATAAACACTAAGCCAACTCAAGAGATGGCAGACGAAGCTGCACAAGGCTTAGAATGGCGTGAGGAGTTTGGTAGAGGTGGAACAGAGGTAGGCGTTGCAAGAGCAAGAGATATTAAGAACAGAGTAAACCTTAGTATTAAAACAATAAAAAGAATGTACTCTTATTTTAGTAGGCACGAAGTAGACAAACAAGGTCAAGGCTTTTATAGTGGAGATGATGGTTTTCCTAGTGCTGGTCGAATAGCTTGGGCTTTATGGGGTGGAGATTCTGGCTTTGCTTGGACTAAAAGAAAGATAGAGGAAATTGGTAAAGAAGAAAAATTTATAGATATGAAAAATAAAGAAATAAGAACTATTGACGTTCAAGACTTAGAGCTTAGAATGGATGGAGACAATCCAATAGTAGTTGGTTATGGTGCTGTATTTAATTCTATGTCTAACGACTTAGGTGGCTTTAGAGAGTATATAGGCTCTGAGGCTTTTGAAGGTCGTTTAGAAGATGATGTAAGATTCCTTATTAATCACGATGGTATGCCATTAGCTAGAACGACTAACGGAACGCTAAGACTATCTGTTGATGAGAGAGGATTAAAATACGAAGCTAAATTAAATCCTAATGTATCAACGTCTAGAGATTTAATGGAACTACTAAAAGATGGTACTATCAATCAATCTAGCTTTGCATTTATTGTAGAAGATGACTCTTGGGAAATAAAAGACGGAATGAATGTTAGAACTATAAACAAAGTATCTAGACTTTATGACGTTTCTGCTGTGACTTATCCAGCTTATAACGAGGCTAGTAGCTCTGTTGCTTTACGTTCTATGCAAGAATGGCAAGAAAAAGAAGAAGCTAAAAAACTAGAAGAAAGTTATGAGGCTGAAAAATTAGAGGGTATAAAAGAAGAAGAAGATTTGAAACAACGCTCCCTCAATGAAATGCGTTTAAAAATCTTAAAAAATAAATATTAATATTAATTTTCTATAAAATGAAAAACT